AGATATTAAATTGAAATGTTATAATGGATTTAAATTAATAAATTTAATAAATAATGAACATTTAGCTAAAGATGTACCATACTGGTACAAGGGAAAGACTGGTATTTATAATGCATTTTTAATTACAAAACCACATAATGAATACATTAAAAAATGTATAGATAAGATTGTTAGTAATGTTGATCAAAAATATTATGGTAAATCACCATTACATATTACTGGACCAGGAATGATGGGTGAAATTTATGACGAAGATCCATCAAAGGCACCAAGATTAGATATAATTGGAATGTTGGTAAAAAAAGCAAAGAAGAATCTGATTGTTGTTTTGTATTATAAGGGAAAAAAGATTATAGTTCCATATGAAGATTATAAGAAAGAAAGGTCCAAGTATAGTAAGACAAAACATTATGAAGAAATGTGGAGAGAAAAAGATGTTTATAATTAAATAATGATTGAATGAAATTTAACTCTTTACATTCATTACAATGACCTTGCATGTTTCCATGAGTACAAGCATTTTTACATTCTTGACAACGATTGCGTCTTTTAGAATGATTACATATGCCTTTACCTTTGCAATCAGCACAATAATATTTATATTTTCCATGATTACATTTTTTAGAACCTTTACAAATGTTACAATTTTCTTTGTACTTTCCATGAATACATTTAATAAATGGAGAGCAATCGAAACATTCATTTGATATTTTTAAATGAATACATATTTTTTTTCCTAGACAAATCCTGCAATGTTGCTTATATTTTTCATGGACACAAATTTCAGTTCCTCCACAATCAAAACATCTAGATTTTCTCTTTCCATGCGAGCATATTCCACCTCCAATACATAAATTACAGTGGTATTTTCTTTTATTGTGAATACATATCGATTTTCCTCCACATTCCTTACAAAAAGTTTTTTGATGTCCATGTTCACATATTTTGATGTAATTCATTTTCTTTTGTAAAACTCTAGTTAAAAATAAATCAATTTTATATAAAAATGACAAATAACATTTTAAGAAAAGACGGTATATATGTTCAAATTGGTAATGACATTTGGGAATCAGATTTTTTTAAAACAAACAAATGTTGGTATAACTTGATGAAGATTACAGATGATAATAAAGCTATTATGTTAGGAAGAAGTGGGTATAATACATTTTATGAAATATACGATGATAACCCAAATATTATTGAAAAAAAATTTAGGCTAGTTTTAGAGGATCGATCAGAGGGATTAGTTTATGATTTATATGGGGACTATGAAGAGGAATATGAAAGTTATGATGAAGATGATAATTTTGAAGAATATTGTTTAGGTAGCTTTGAAAATAGATTGGAAGAACCATTTATACCAAAATGTTTTCTAGGTTATGATAGTGGAAAAAGCTATAGTAGAGTAGAAGACATTCCTCCTGATTCAAAACTATTAATAAATGAACCTCAAATTGTAACAAAACCATTTTATGATATATTTGGATTGGAAAATCACAGTATGGATATTCTTGATATGGTTAAATATTTTGAAAAATTTGATTGGAGTAAATTTTACGATATGCCATACCATCGTGGGATTGAAATATGGGATATTTCATATCCAAATAATGAAAAAGTCTCTCTTCCTCCAAATGAAAAACAAAGATTGGAAATTGAAGAAACATTAAGGAAAGTAGATGATGATGATCCTACTCCATATGAATTAAATATTTTAAAAAAATGGGCTAGTGTAGGACATATTGAATGTACTTATAAATATGGTGAATGCTTATTATACCTTGATAACAATTTCGAGGAAGGTGCAAAGTATATTTATGAATCTGCTAGTAAAGGATGTGAAAATGCTAAAAATCTAATCAATGAAGTTACACAAAACAACCCACTTAATATGAAATTATTTATAAAAAATATTGAATTGATTACACAAAACGAAGATTCAAGTGAAGAAAGTTGGGAATCAACTGATTCAATTGAGGAAAAAGCAAATTGGATAGCAGAGGCAAAACATACATATTGCAATGATAAAATATATTTAGCATATGTTGATAATCCAAAAATTATATATGCTTGGGGAAGCCTAACGTTCTCAGAAATGATCGATGAAAGGGAAACAACGACAAATAATTTTGGTTTTTATTTTGTTCCTTTTGATTTGAACCTACCCAAAGCAACAAAAATAGAATATCAAAAATGGAGAAAAAATTATCAAAAATTTTTGAATAAGATAAAATAAATGTTATAAGTAAGTATGATTAATATAACATTAGTACTTATAATTTGTATTGTTTTTTTAGTCACTATCGCATTAATGACTCAATATGAATTTTTTGAGAATAGTAAAATACCACGAATAATTATACAAACTTGGAAAGATGATGATCCACCACAAAAATATTTCAAGGATATTGAATCTTTTAGAAAGATAAATCCCAATTTTAAATATTTATTCTTCACAGACGAACATATCGAAAATTTTCTCCAGCAATATTATCCAGAATATTACGAGACTTATAAAAAACTTCCAATCAAAATACAAAAAATAGATTTTTTTAGATATATTGCGGTTTATCATTATGGTGGATTTTATTTTGATTTAGATATGCTTTGTTTAGAACCATTAGACGATTTATTAAAATATGATGCAGTGTTTCCCATAGATTTAATTTTAACAGAGAAATTGTGTAAAGAAAAATATAGAAATTATGATAATTACTGTCGAAATGGAATAAGAAAATTCATTGGTCAATATGCATTTGGAGCTATTCCAAAACACCCTTTTATAAAACGTTTAATAGATAATATACATAATAATATAGAATTAATAATAGAAAGGAAAAATGATGATATAGTTTTCGTTTATAAAACCACTGGTCCAGATTATGTGACTGATAATTATTATGATTATCCCAATAAGGAAGATATACACATATTGGAATATCCTTATGAACAATATTTTGGAAAATACGCTATGCATAATATGTATGGAACTTGGAAGTGAATATAAAGAATTTATTTCATATAATTATATGAAATATATGAAATGGATAATTACTTCATGGAAGGTGATTCCATTACAATAAATAGATGGATGTATTCCGGGTATGAATTAAATGATGAAATTTTTGAATTATTCAAGAAAGTTAGTACAATAAATTTTGATTATTATAGTAAAGAAATTAAGAGAAAATTACCAAATAATGTTAAAAAAATAAGTTTTGAATGTATGGTGAATTATGATTTATGCGCTATCCTACCGGATTATCTAGAAGAATTAGAAATATTTAACCACGCAAATTTTCCAACAAATAATTTGCCCAAAACATTGAAAAGTATTTCATTTGGTTCATATTATAATCAAGAGCTTGATAGTCTACCTGATTCAATAGAAGAGATATATTTTCAAGCTATTCCAGAGCCATATTTATGTTTCAACAAACCCATAAATAATTTGCCAAAAAAACTAAAAAAACTTCAATTATCCTATGATTTTAATCAACCAATTGATAATCTTCCACAATCTCTTGAAGTATTATCCTTGAAATATGAGTTTAGCCAACCTTTAGATTTTTTACCTAACAATTTGAAAGTATTATGTATTGAGAGTAAATTTAACAATAGATTGGATAATTTACCCAAAAATTTAAAAATATTAATATTGATTTCTTTGATGTATAATCATAATCTAAAAAGTTTACCAGAGAATCTAAATATTTTGATGATAAATATATTTAATTATGCCAAAGAGTATCAATTTCCTCAGAGTCTTAACACATTAATATATTTTTCGAATTATAGCGATAAACATCCAATCATAAGACTGCCACCAAATCTAAAAACATTGATTTTAAAGGAATATGACAATGAATTGGTATTACCAGAATCTTTAGAAATACTTGGGATTGGATTCGATGATTATTTTTACAATATTTTTGATAATTCACTAGAACTAAGGAGATATTGTGATACAACCAAATTACCAATTCTACCTAATAAACTTCCAAAGAATATTAAGAAATTATTTATTCCAGTGAATATTCAATGGTACACAATAGATGATGATCTAATAACTCACAATAACAAAGATAAGATATTCCAATATTGCAAGGATAATTTATATTTGAAAATAGACTATAGTGAAACGATTTGCTTAAATTTGTAAAAAATGATTAATTTTTTTATAGAAATATGTATAAAAAATGTTTTTAATTAAAAGACTCGATCCAAATGCTAAAATTCCAACTAGAGCTACTCCTGGTAGTGCAGGATTGGATGTTCATGCATTAAGTGAAGATGTAGTTCCTGCTAAGAAATGGAAAGCCATCTCAACTGGTATTTCAATTAAAGTACCGAATGATTGTTATGCAAGAATCGCCCCGAGAAGTGGATTAGCCTTTAAGAATGGAATTGATGTTTTCGCAGGAGTTATTGATAGTGATTATAGAGCAGAAGTTAAGGTAATTTTGATGAATAATGGAGATAAAGATTTCAATATCTCAGGAGGAGATAGAATTGCTCAAATAATATTTGAGAAAATTTTTACAGAAGATTTTAGAGAGGTCGAAGAGTTAGATGAAACTCAACGAGGAGAAGGTGGATTTGGAAGCACAGGGAAGTAATTTAAAATAATTTTTGCCTAATCAATTTAGATGGGGCATTTTCATCATTTGGTTCTTCAATAAATTGAGCAATTCCTGAGTATTGTTTATTGTCCTTATCTCCTGTGTATGAAAGCAAATAAGTAGCAACATTGTCAAAAAAAGAAAAACGAAGAGTGAAAATAAATTCATCAACATAACTAGTGAAAACACCATTTGCTAAGTCATTATAAGAAAGAATACCATTAACATCACCAACAATAATATCGCTGTAATAGAAAACAAGAGTATAATTTCCATTTAAAACAATGCCAAGATCAGCAGCAGTTCTAGCTTCATTGACACGAAAAGTTTTTTCATCGAATGATGATACGAGGGCGGTTCCTGAAAGAACGGACATTTATAATTTATATAATATTTTTTTTACGCATTGCGGGAATATTAAATAAAAAAATAGTTAGAATAATTTAATGGATAAGTTTGTTATTTTTGATAACTATTTATGCTTTAGAAAAGAGGGAAGTCTTAAACAGTATTTTAATCTTAAGACTTTTGACGAAAAAACGCAAAATAAAATTGTTGAGACTTTAAATGATCATTATAGTGATTTAACTGTTTTAAAAAATCCATCAACAAAGAACCTAACTTTTTTAATAAAGGGAAAGCCATATCTTGAGCAAGATTGGATTGGAGAAAATTCAAAAACCATACTTCATCCGCAAATCGAACACAACAATCATAATATTCTACCTGTAATAGTATCGGAACATCACTATATGAATATTTTTGATAATTGTAAAACAGTAAAAGCAAATTTAGACGAATACTACATTATTAAATGTGATAATAATCGTGGAATCTATGTTGTTGACAAAAATAATCATATAGTACAACATACTAATCATATATTTGAGAATTTCAATGTTTTCGAGGGGTGCCATATAGTAGTTGATATAGATACTTTCTTGGCAGCAGGATATATCAAAGATAATGGTTTAATAAACGTTGAAGATGTTAAAAAAACAATTTTGACTAAATATAATGTAAGTTATCTTAAAAAAATATTAAGCAAGAAAGACCTAAAAAAAGATGACCTCCTTAATTTTATAAAGGAAAGCCGCTGCAAGATAAATAGTTCTATTGGATATGATGAACATGGTAATTATGTTTTCTTTTTAATTGATAATTTTGGTGATCATTATGAAATAAAAGCTCATTTTGAAGAATCCAATGGCACATCCATATTTACTATTCTCAAGAAAGTGAATCACTAAAAAATTGATAGTTTATTTTACCAATTTTATTATCCATTAATTAATGGATAATGAAATCGATTTGGAAAGGATTTTCGAAGATGATGGTCCTGTAATAGTTCGACCTCCAATGTCGAAAAACAACAAATGTGTTTGTGGTGATAATCAAGTATGTTTAAAGCATAATTTGAATTCATTAAAATTATGTAAGAACTATGACAAGTTTATTAAAACTCATCCATTTGTCCAATCTATTTTCGAAGAAACGAAACTCGACTTTGATAAAGAGCCTAATTTCAAAAAAAACGAGAACGAATTGATTATTAAAAGAAATGTGAACATACTCTTGGAAAATATAGAATTTCACTACAGCTATAAGCATAAAGCAATATTTATTGCTTCATTGTACGATTACATATATAAGAATGCTTGGATTACTAGAAAAAAGAAATACATTTGTTATGTTATCAATCGAGTTTTTGAGACAATGGTGAATCCAAATGTAGATAAACACCTTAAATCACTCAATGTTGATGTAAAAATGTTAAATGAAAAACTTTCCCTAGTTGAAAATGGATTTCTTGAAAAAAATAAGAAAGAAAAAAAAGTGTTGATATCAATGTTCAAAAATATTGATGTGAGGGCTTAAGAAAATTATAAAAAATTGATTTATTTTAGATTGGGCAAATATATAATAAAATGAGTGGATATACAATTTATGAAGATGATGATAGTATTCAATTCTCGAATAATTTTAATGAAGAACTTAATGATGATATTTTAGAAAAGATGAAAAAATTAAAGAGAGTTTATTTTGGAAATTGTTTTAATAAATCAATTGATAAGCTCCCTGATAATATTAGAGTAATTTATTTTGGGAATGAATTCAACCAAAGAATTAATAAATACCCCCAAAGAATTCATACCATATTTTTTGGACACAACTTTAATCAACCAGTTGATAATTTTCCAAGTAATAATGTAAAAGATATTAATATAGATTGGTACAATAAAGAATACAGGGGATCCTTCAAATTAAGTTTCCCATCAATACGAGCTATTGCGTGTGATCCAAGCGATGAGTGGCTTGATGAACAAAAAGGATTAAGAACTATTGTTTTTGGTCATGATTTTAATCAAAGTATTGATAATTTACCTCTTAGTGTTACATTGATTAATTTTGGATTTTCTTTCAATCAACCGGTCGATTTTTTACCATTGAATGTAAGATTTATCAATTTTGGCGATTCATTTAATTATCCAATTGATAATTTAAGCAATGAAGTAATATTCATACAATTTGGAGATGGTTTTAATAGAAAAATCGGCATTCTTCCAAAGAACCTACATATATTAAAATTTGGAGATGATTTTAACGAGAAAATACCAAACTTTCCAAATAATCTTAGGTATTTATCATTTGGAATAAATTATTCACAAGAAATTAGTGAATTGCCAAAAACATTACGGGATCTTATCATACCCTACAATTATGATAAGCCATTACCAAAGAATCTTAAAAGATGTAATGTCAATTTAGTTAGATGCATATGATCAAATATATTTATAAATTTATTTATAGTTAACGATATTTATTACTACTTTTAATATTTCCATTAAAAATATACACATCATAATGACTATATAATCATTTTTAGTAAAAGCATATTTTTTTACTATTTCAATTATGTAATAATCCTTACAAAGTATATTATTTTGTAAGTTAAAATCGCAATCTGTAGCACAATAAGACATTTAATAAGTTAACGTCCAAAGATATAAAAAATCAATTTTTAATCGTACATTGGAACAACATCCCACTCTTTCCTGTTTTGTTCTCTTCTATAAAGCATAGAGCTTATTATGTCTTTCCCATTAAATATTTTCTTCCCATCTTGAATAATTTGTAAATTCCCATTATTTATACGATAATCTACATTATCACAATCCATTAGTTCGTGATCATTATTCAACAAATATAGTTTTTCTTCTTTTGTCAAAAACTCACGAAAAATTTTATTACAATTTTCACATATCATAACACCATTTTCAAATGTAGCTTGACCCCCATTAAAGCAACAATCAAGATGATCTATCTCAATTCTTTGAATATTTTGATAATTATCAGGGACTGGTTTATATCCAAGTTCTATATGTATTGATAAATAATTACCATACCCACTATATTTTTCCCCATTTTTTTTCAATTCGTGACCTAATGACATTTTTCCCCAGCAAGAAGGACATTTTAGAATACCATAGATCGGGCATAAAATAGTATATAGATTTATTTTACGAAAGATTATCTCTCTTTTTTGATCAAATGTATAATCTTGCCTATGCATTTTTTTTATAAACTATTCAAATAAATTTTAAATCATTTTTTACAATTTAACCACATATAGGAACACGATAATCTTCAAAATCTAATCCATCGAATAATACTTTTTCTCGATAGTTCTCATCAAAAAGAAAAAGAAGATCTTTTGCTTCATAGAGAGAATTGGAGTTAAGCATTTCAGTTAGAATATATATTAAAGTTTCGCTATGTTCTTTTTTACTAAAAACATCTGCTTTAGTAACGTGGAAATTGATTATGTTGTAAATCCCAAAAGGAATCTCTTCTTGAGCCTTAATAGCTTGATAAAGTTGAAGTTCACTGTTGAAAAAATACTTGTCACGATAAACACCACATTGATAAAATAGGACTTTCCTTGAGATTACTTCAAACATTGACGCTCCCAAAGCCCAAATATCAACATATGCTCTTTTCTCAAAAACATTTGAATGATAAGCACTCTTTTTGTCTTTGAAATCAAGAAGTTTCTCGGCAATTTTGGGGTGTCGAAAATACCAGGATACAATCAATCCTCCCATCTCGCCCATTTCTCCTGCTAAGCCAAAATCAGCTATCACAGGTTCGTCTCCATCCATAAGGATGTTTTCCGGCTTTATATCACAGTGAACAATGCCTCTCTCATGAATAGCACTTAGTGCTCTCAAAAGTTTTTCTAGAATAAAGCACCATTCTTGAGATGTTCTCTTCTTAAAATCAAGAAGAGTTGAAGAATATTCATTCATCACCATAAAATGAAAATCATCAGTAGTGTAAGTTTCTTCAATTTGAATAACATTTGGAATTCCTTTCAATCTCTTGATGAATCTTTCCTCAACTAAACCACTTTTAAGACCTTGAACTTTGATGACCCAAATTTGATCATACTCGTCAATAACGCGATAAACGCTTCCATAGCTTCCATTTCCAATGCAAGCTAAAACAGTGTACTTTCCAACTTTTGAGTCCTCATTGAGAACTAGAATTTTTCCCTTATCAACCTTTTTTATTTTAAAAATATTGGCTAAGTCAGTAAGAAAAATTTCACTTGATTCGTTTTCACAAACGTAAAAATTATGCATCATACGTGGATTTCCATTTTCATAAACTAAGGTATAACCGTGTTGTGGCTGGAAACCAGGATAAATAGTTGAAGTTGACATCTCTTTTTATTATGTTTAAAATTATCTAATATAACTATCAATTTTTTTATTTAAAAAATAATGTATTATAGATTTATGCATAAAATGAATTTTAATGACATTTTAGAAAAATCAGTAAAAAGTGGGGTAAGTGGTGCTGGAGCGATGACTATACAAGTATCCAGTTTGATGTGGTTAAGAACCACTATGAATTATCAATACAAATTTGGAGGACAAATGCTTCCCACTATAAAAAATTTGTACAAAGAAGGAGGTGTTCTTCGTTTCTATAGAGGATACTTGCCTGCATTAATGGTTGGACCTTTATCAAGATTTGGAGACACATTTTGTAATTCCCTTGCATTAAATGCATTTGAAAATAGTGGAGCACCACTTGCCATCCAAACAGGAACTGCTTCAATTATGGCAGGTTGCTGGAGGATTCTAACTCTTCCTATAGATGCTTGGAAAACAAGTTTACAAGTGCATGGAGATAAAGGATTGGATATTCTAAAAAATAAAGTTAAAAATGAAGGAATAAAAGGTTTATATAATGGGGCTATTGCTAGTTCAACTGCAACTATGATTGGACATTTCCCATTTTTCCTCACATTTAATTATTGTGATGAGTATATTCCAAAAATAAAATATAGTGATGATCCTTTAATGGCATTATCGCGAAATGCATTGATTGGATTTACTGCAACATTCGCTAGTGATACTACGAGCAATAGTATGCGAGTTATAAAAACATATAAACAAACACATCCTGAAAATATACCATATAAAAAAATAGTAAAAGAAATAATAAGCAAAGATGGTTTAAGTGGATTATTTTTTAGAGGATTAAAAACAAAAATTTTTACAAATGGTTTGCAAGGAGTTATTTTTAGTGTATTTTATAAATATATAAATGAGAAATTAAAAAATTGATTTAAAATACTGCTCTTCTACCAAAAACTAAAATGGATGAAAATATAAGAAATAGTCCTAGAAATTCTACGCCTAGTCCCAATCCAGATAGCCCTAGACATGTTTATTATTTCCAGAGAAAAAAGGGGAATTGTTATATACATCGCTTTAATGACAAAATTAATTTGAATTTTGTCTTTATACCTGCTAACATAATGATAAAGATTGCTTATTTATGTGAAGATAACACTATTCATGAATCATCATTCTCTAACAAAGTAATGAATGAATACTTTTTTGGTAGTAAGATAAAAACATATGCTATAAAAATAGCATTAGAGTGTATTGGTAATTTTAAACAATCATACAATAAAAATTTTGATTTTAATATTACATTTTTAAGATATGGCGAAAGATATATTGATAAAAAAAAAACAGGTAAAATTAAATGTGGTATAGATAATTATGGAAAATATTCCTTCTTTTTACCAAATTTAATTTATACTTTTGATAGTCGAGATGATTATTTGGAAACTATTAATGAAATTATTAGTTCCTTTGAGGTAGAAATGAAATTTTTGAATAATTGAAAATAAAAAACTTATAAATCCTGTTTTTTTGAACAATCGCATATCTTTACTATTTGCAATTCATTTTTATCAATAGATGGGAATATTACATATCGATTTGAATCATTATTATAAGGTAATTTTACTTTTTTACTGCAAAACTTACAAATAGATTCTTGAAAATATTTTTGCTCACAAGTCAAGCAAATATATAATTTATCACCAAATGAATCTTCATAATCAAACAAAGATCTCTTTTTTCCCCAAAATATACAAACATTATTTCCACAATTCCAGCAATTCATATTATAATCAGATAACATTTTTTATACATCAATATAATTTATTGTAGTTGGTATTTGTTCTTTTAAAATTTCTTCGATTTTTTCTTTTATTTTATAATTTATTTTCTCATTTTTTTGATCTCTCTTTGAGTATTTTAAAGAGTTTTTTTTAGTATTTATTTTTTCCAAATGATCACTAATTTTTTTAATTGCTTTATTATCGTTTTTTAATTTTTGTGATTCATCATATACATTTTTAATTTCTTTCTTCACATCTTCTATGCTCTTTATTTCTTTATTCAAATCTTTTTTCACTTCTTTAATACTTTTAATCTCTTTATTAGAATATTCATTTGAATTATCATTCTTACTAATTATTTCTTGCTTAATTTCATCTTCTTTTTTATTATAATCTAATTTTGTATTTATAGGAACAGGAACACTTGGAATATATGTTTGATATTTATTATAAAATGATTCAATATCCGCATCATTATAAAAAAAATGCATTATATCTGTGTAAAGAAGTCTTCTTTTATAATAATCTGAGAATCTTATATTTTCTTTAAATTTTTTATAAATTTTTTGATATTCTTTATCATCACCAACATTTGCATCATCAATTTTGTCTATTCCAAAAAAATTACATAAAAAAGTTTTATTATCATCTAATTTCTCTAGCGTATATAATAGTAATTTATTTTTATTTTTCAAATCATAAAATTGAAGACCTCTATTTTTATCAAAAGATAATTTATTAATTTGAGTTAATTTAAAAAAATCATTAAACCAATTATTGAAAGTTAAATGATGTTTTTTTGAAAAAAAATTTTTAATAATTTCTCTTTGATCCATATTTTCAATTTCTTTCTTCTTACAAATAAATCCATTTTCTCCCTTATAATTATTACTACTACATTTAACATCATTATTAAAATTTTGATGATAAGTTTGGAAAAAGTATGATATATTTCTATCTAATGGATTTCTTATTCCACAAATTATAAATACGTTTGAATCATTTAATACTTGTGCTAAATGCTCTGTTGAGTGGCGATGTAATACTTTAAATTTTTTCTCTAGAGCATTTTTTAAACTAGTGCTTCCCACTTTTGCTACAGTTATAATTTCAATTTTCTTACAAGTTACCATATTATACTATATATAATTTATTAAACTATATCTTCGAAATTTTTATTCCACCATAATGGAAAATATGGTTTAACCATTTCTATTTTAACTTTATTTCCTTTACTCAATGTATCCTTGTAATAAATTAGCCTCAATGAAAAAATTAGTAACTCATCTCCTATAATATATCCATTTTCATCATACAATATAATTTTTTTTTTCTTTATATTATTCATTGTTTCATTTACAAAATTACTCTCACTATGAATATTACCCATTTTTTTATAATAATCAAATTATATTTATATCTTAATAAAAATATGAGACAAATGAAAATTTATGGGACTGGAGCCCAAGTTACTAAAATAAAACAATTGTTAAATAAATATAAAAATGAAATCTATAATAGAAACATAAAAGTATTATATTATAATGCTCCAATGTTTAGAGCAGAATTAATCGGTTATGATGGACAGCTAAAAAAGACGGTAGAAAATCCAAGTGAAATTATAAAATTCTTTGATATAATTGATGAAATGCCAATGGGAAAAATAGAAAAAAACATGAGAGAAAGTTTTGCAAATAGAGATGAACTTTTAGAAAGATGTGGATTACCCAATACAAATTCGACTTCACATTGCTTTAATGATAATACTCATCATACTTGTTGTATGTTAGGTCCAAAAGCGAGGGAATATGCAGATAACTCTGGTAATCCAATTGGGATAACAAGTGAGAATGCATTTGAATTAAGATACGGTAGAAAACCTACACAAGATGATAAGACATCGTGGTGCACTTGTCTAGGATCAAAAGTATGTTCATATTATCAGAATAAGTTTAATGATGGAACTCATATTAAATTTATAGGAAATTTAGATACTAAAAATGAAGATGATGCCATAACAAAGATGGGTATTGGAAGACATAAAACTCCAGGCGTTCAATAATTATAATATTGATTCAACTGCAGTCAATATAGTTATAATATTATGAACTGTATCTTTTAGTTCATATTTTTGAGGAGGATTTCCCTTATTTTTTTTAATATTTTGATCACTGAGATTATTGAAATTGAAATTTAAATCTTGCAATAAATCGAGACCAACTTCATTATTATTTTCTTTTTTAGGAATCATTGAATTACCAATTTGAGATATCAATATATTTTTCAACATATCAAAACCCATATCATTATCATTTTCTTTTTTAGACAGTACTTTTTTGTTATTAACTTTTTTAGGATAATTATTTTGAACAGGCTTATTTTCTTGTTTAATGGGAGCAGTATTTTGAACAGGCTTATTTTCTTGTTTAATGGGAGCAGTATTTTGAACAGGCTTATTTTCTTGTTTAACAGGTGCAGTATTTTGTACAGGTTTATTTTCTTGTTTAACAGGTGCAGTATTTTGTACAGGCTTATTTTCTTGTTTAACAGGTGCAGTATTTTGTACAGGCTTATTTTCTTGTTTAATAGGAGCAGTATTTTGAACAGGCTTATTTTCT